GCATGGCTTTTACAGGAACATAGTTATAGCAAATGACAATACTATTTTGGCGGGTCATGGGGTAGTTCAAGCTGCAAGCCGGATGGGGCGAAAGCGTGTCCCGGTAATCAGGCTAGAAATAGACCCGGAAGACCCAAAGGCGCTAAAAGTGCTTACCAGTGACAACGAGATAAATAATTTAGCAAAAGTCAATGACCGCGCTTTGACCGAACTGCTCAAGGGATTATTGGAGCTAGAAGGCACTGGCGCGCTGATGGGCACTGGGTTCGATGAAAACCAGCTGGCGGCTTTGGCTTTTACAACGCGCCCGGCTGGAGAGCTAGAAAGCCAAGATGCTGCAGCTGAATGGTTAGGTATGCCCGACTACGAGAAGAAACCCGAGTACCCAAGCGTAAATGTTCGCTTTGAGAATGTCGAAGACAGGACAGAATTTATGGAGCGCATAGGGGCTAACTTTTTCAATAAGCGCATAGGCGAAGCTTGGGCTATCTGGTATCCGGAGCGCGAGCGCGAGGACATGATATCCTTGAGGTTTGAAGAAGATGAGTAAGCCGCGCTACCCCATCTACATAATTTCCAAGGGCAGGGCTAAAACTTGCCTGACGGCTGATATGTTTATTCGGGAGAAAATCCCCTTCAGGCTAGTTGTTGAGCCACAGGAATTTAAGGACTACGCGGCGGTCTATGACAAAAAGCTTCTTGTAGCCTTACCCTTTTCCAATCTGGGAATGGGCGGAGTCCCTGCTAGGAACTGGGTCTGGCAAGATGCTAAAAAGTCCGGCGCGGCTAGACATTGGATATGGGATGACAATATCCGAGGGACTATGTACTGGTGGAAAGGGCGCAGAACAAGAGTCAATGCAAATCTAGCTATCAGCTCAGTTGAAGAATTTGTAGACCGCTACGAGAACATAGCTATAGCCGGGATGAACTATGACACTTTTGTTTTTAGCTGCACTACCCCTTATGTCAAAAACTGCAGGGTTTACTCAAACCTGCTAATCAGAAATGATATGGATTTTGAATGGCGCGGGAAATATAACGAAGACACAGATTTGTGCTTACAAGTTCTAAGCGCTGGCTGGGCTACTGTCCTGTTCAATGCCTTTATGGTTCAGAAAATGCACACGATGGCTATGAAAGGCGGCAATACAGACCAGCTCTACGAGGGTGACGGCAGATTGGAAATGGCTAGAAGTCTAGAAAGACAATGGCCGGGAGTTGTCGAAGTGAAAAGGAAATTCAAAAGACCTCAGCATCACATCATAAAAGCTTGGCGGCAGTTCGACACCCCGCTAATTAGGCGAAAAGACATAGACTGGGAAGAAATAAAAAGCAAAAAAGTCAAGATGAAGCTAGTGCAGAAACAAGAAATCAAGTCTCAGCACTTACAAAAAGTAGTGGATACCTTTAACCAGAAAGCAGTCTGATGAAAGCCGAAGGGTATGAACCAAGGTTCGACAGCGACTTAAAGCGCGGTCAGGTCGGAGAGAATCTGCTAGACCTTTTCTTTGCTGATGGTGAAGATAATAATTTGTTTGAAGTCAAGACCGACTACAGGACTAGCGAAACCGGGAATATCTATGTGGAGACACACAAGTTTAGAAATCCAGACAGGTCTGACCTAAAGCCTTCAGGAATAAATGTTACTGAGTCAAAATGGTGGGTTCAGTCCGCTCCAGACGGAGATTCTATGTTCATAATCAAGACGGAAAAGCTTCGTAGCTACTTAGCCTCTACTGAACTTCGCAAAGCCGGGCAATTGGTTACTAACCAAAATACCGCCGCTAGCTTAGGGCTGCTTGTTCCTATAAGGGGCTTGCTCCAGCACTGTAAAATGTGGAAAGTCAATGACTAAGGGAAACAAGCATGGCGGCTAGAGGCAGACCGCCGAAACCAGTGGAGCAAAAGCGACTGCTAGGCAACCCCGGGAAAAGAGCGCTGCCGAAGCAGTCGGAACTACAGCTAATTCCTGCAGCACTAAGCACACCAGAACCTACTAGACCGCTTGGAAAACCCGGGCGAGAACTATGGGACAGAACTTGGAGCGCAGGAATAAATTGGATTAGCCCGAAAACGGACTCAGAAATCTTGCTAATGACCTGCGAAATGATAGACGAGCGCTGGAATCTACGTGCGCAAGTCCTAAAGGGAAACGACTCCAAAGAGCGCCGCAATCTAAATCAGCTTACAAAAATGATTCAAGAAAACCTATCGCTGCTGGGGTTTACCCCGGCGGATAGAACTAGGCTCGGAGTTGCAGAAGTAAAAGCCCAGTCAAAGCTAGAGGAACTAATGCAAAGGCGAAATGAACGCTAAGGCATGGCCGCCAAAGTGGCTGACCCCGGTAGACCCTAAAGCTGTCTCGAGCGGAGAGGGCAAAGATGTCATAGAGTTTTCTGACGCTTTTGGAATCATTACCAAAGACTCAGTAGCGGGAAAAGCCGGGCAGCCGATAAACCTGCGCGACTGGCAGCGGGAATTAGTCGGGCATATCTTTGCACACGAAAACGGCGGGCTAAAGCACTCTACGAGCCTGATAGGGATGCCTCGAAAAAACGGCAAAAGCGCACTGGGTTCAATTCTGGCGCTATACAGCCTTATACTAGGTCCGCGAGGCGGCGAGGTCTACTCAGTAGCCGCAGAAAAGGAACAGGCAAGAATTGTCTTCGCTGACGCTAAAAGAATTGTTGAAAACAGTCCGGATTTATCTGCGGTTACGAATCTCTACCGCGATGTTATCGAAGTTCCTTCGCTGGGTAGCATTTACAGAGTCCTGTCGGCTGAAGCGTATTCGAAAGAAGGGCTGAACCCGCATTTTGTCCTCTTTGACGAGCTGCACGCTCAACCGAATCGCGAGCTTTACAATGTGATGTCTTTGGCTATGGGTTCGCGAGGAAATCTGGCTACGCTTGTGGCGATTACTACCGCCGGAGTCAAGTCAGACTCAACTGGCAAAGACTCAATTGCCTATCACTTGAAGCAGTATGGCGAAAAAATTAGTAGGGGCGAAGTGGATGACCCTAGCTTTTTTATGGCTTGGTGGGAATCAGAAGGCGATTACAGACTAGAAGAAACTTGGCGGGAAGCAAATCCGGGCTACGGAGACCTGAACTCTATAACCGATTTTCAATCTACTGTAAGGAGAACACTTGAATCTGAGTTTAGAACTAAGCGCTGTAATCAGTGGGTCAGCTCGCAGAACAGTTGGCTGGCAGACGGAGCTTGGGACAGCTGTGCCGGGGACTTTGAGATTAGCCCGGATGACGAGATTATTCTAGGCTTTGATGGCTCTTTCAATAATGATGCGACAGTTGTAGTAGGGGCAACAGTTCCGACTGACGAGCAGCCTGTAAAAGTTTTTATGGTCAAGGCTTGGGAAAAAGATTTGAACATCCACGATGATGATTGGCGGGTAGATGTCTTAGATGTAGAGAATACTATTATCGAGTTCTGCAAAAAGTATCCTAAAGTTCGGGAGATTGCTTGTGACCCTTACCGCTGGGAGCGCTCGATGGAAGTTTTAGAAGACTACGGCTTGCCAATTGTCAAATGGCCTTCTACTAGCCCTAAGCGCATGGTGCCAGCTTGCGCTAAGTTTTATGATTTGGTAGCCGAACAGCGACTAGTGCATGACAATGACCCGACACTCGCTAGGCATTTATCCAATGCAGTAATCAAGACAGATGCGCTAGGTCCTCGCATTGTCAAGGAAAACAGGAATAGCCCACGAAAAATAGATGCGGCTGTTGCTGCCATAATTGCAGTTGATAGGGCGCTTACAGGTAGACTAGAAGAAATGGTTCCTGAGTTTTTTGTATGACCAAAGATAGGAATAGATTGGTAGCCACAATTTTACAGATACTAGGCGCAGGGTTAGTCTCAGCTGGAGCAGCTATGGTTTTCTTGCCAGCTGGTTTTATAGTCGCAGGAGTCTTTGCTGTGCTGTTCGGCTTGTCTTTGGAGCGTGCTGATGCTGAATAACTTGACTCAGAGGGCCTTGAGCTTTCAAACCCTATGGGGCGCGGGCGGCGACTTTGAGCTAGGCAGTCGCTCCGCTACTTTGATAAATGAAGAAACAGCGCTGCAAATAAATTCAGTCTTTTCAGCGATAAGCCTAATCAGCAATACAGTCGCGACACTTCCGGTAGATGCCTACATTCGCCGAGATGGAGACCAGCGCGCTTTCAGACCTGCTCCGCAGTGGGTGCAAAAGCCCGATGTAGATTTTTCAGAAAAGTCAGCTTTTTATACAGCGCTAATTACTTCGCTAATGCTAGACGGCAACGCTTTTATTCGTGTTTTTTCAAATGACCGGGGCGAAATAGTAAACCTAAGCGTCTTGAACCCTGCCAGCGTAGAAGTAAAGCGCACTGGTTTCGGTAATGTTCGCTTTGTCATAAACGGAGCCGACAAGTCTTTAGCCTCAGACGAGATAATTCAAATCACCGACATAGTTCGCCCGGGGCAGATTCGCGGAATTAGCCGAGTTGATACCTTGAAGGAAAATTTTGGCTTAGCTATGGCGCTAGAAGAATACGCGGCTAGGTTCTTTGGGCAAGGAGCTAACCCGGCTGGAGTGATTGAGTTCGAGGGAAACCTGAGCGCCGAGCAAGCAAAAGCGCTAGCAGACGGCTTTGACTCAAGACACAGAAACGCTGGGCGCAGAGCTCACAAGACCGGAGTGCTATCCGGCGGTGCAAAATACAAGCAAACCTCTACTGACCCGGAAAAGTCTCAGACAATAGAAGCAAGACGCTTGGCAGTGGAAGATGTGGCGCGGGCTTTCTCAATCCCTAGCAACTTTTTGAACTTGCCCGGAACTAATACCTACAGTTCAGTGGAGCAAAATTCTCTAATGTTCGTAAAGTATTGCATCAGACCTATAGTTGAAAAAATCGAGGGTGCGCTGAGCACTTTGATGAACCGATATCCCGGCGGAGAATCTGCCTACATAAAGTTCAGCCTAGACAGCTTGCTTCGAGCGGATGTAGCTACGCGCAACCAGTCCTATTCAGTCGGCTTGCAAGCGGGTTTTTATAGCGTGAACGATATACGGCGCTTTGAAAACTTATCTCGCATTGATGACCCTAGCGCGGATACAGTTCGAGTTCCGCTGGCGAACATAAATGTAGAGGCAGCCGACCTATCAGCCCAGCAGGTCAGGGTAAAGATGGCGAGGGACTTGGTGATGGTAGGGTTTGACCCGGCGGAAGTTCTAAAGTCTTTCAGCTTGCCAGCTATGACTCATACCGGGATACCAAGCACACAGCTTCAAGCTTTGGCACAACTAGACCCCGAAGACCCTACTTCACTTTACGGAGAATAAGATGTCAGCTGAAGCAGAAACAGAAGTCCTAGAAGTGTCCGGAGCCGAGCAGGTAAGCTTGCAGCCGCCCGCTTTTATGAGGGCAGCTGCTCGGCTTGGCGTAGCAAAATCTCAGAGCGGAGAAATGCATGCAGGAGTCAAAGAATCAGTTATCCGGGAAGCTAAAGCTATGGCACTGGGTAATGTTACTGCTGATAAGTGGGTGCGTATTCGCGACTGGCTTTCTAGTAACCGCAGCGTTTTTCAGCTGGCTGCTACTGACAACAGTGTCATTATGACCGAACATTTATTGTGGGGTTCAGGACTTTCTCAATCTGCAGCAGAACGAGCTTTCGCCTTCGCGGAAGATGTAGTTGCTAGAATTGAAACAGAAAACGAAGGCAGGGCGAAAGGTGAAGCATTGTCAAA